AAAAAAAGCCCGGGGGCGCACCCCCGGGGGGACTTCTGAGCGGCCCGCACGGAAACAAGAGACGTGGTTTTAAAGATTTTGGCTTTATGGTGTTATTTGTTGAAAACTAGATATTTATGTGCTATTACAGCAAAATTCAAGGCTGAAATACGCACATTTTGAATGATAAATACGAAAATAAGGGGAAAATCAGTCTTTTTTTGGATGGTTTTTCACTGGATCTTGTGAAATGCCTTGCGGGGGAAGGCGAAAAAGACCCCCCGGCCTGTAAGTAGTTATCTCACCCACATACTTACACAAAGATGCGTCACACCGCACAGCCGGGGGCAAATACCCTCTGCTGCGGTGTGACGCAGTTTGTATGTTATGTGAGTGAGATGGCGCAAAGATAATCAAATATTATTGTATGAAAGTGATAGAGATAATAAACTTTAATCGCGAGCTGCTGAAAAAGTTGCAGGAGGCGGGTGTCCGTCTGGAGGATGTCCAGTATATGGAGTTATATTCGGAATACATGTACCGGACAAGCCAAGGAGAGAAAGTATCTTATGTCGTTGCCGTGCTTTCTGAAAAATATTCGGTTAGCGAGAGGACGATTTATGCCCTGGTTAAGCGGTTTCGGAGTGACTGTAAGACGTTTGCAGTATGAACGGGCTGTTTTATCAGGCGGACTGTGCTGTTTCTCCTATCTTTAGGATGTTTCATTTTTATAAGGAGGAATGGCTATGAACAAGTATTATCAGGTACTAGACAAGATACTTGCCACAGGAAAAACGCAATCAAACAGGAAGGGGAACATACAGTACCTTCTGAATGAGGTTCTGGTACTTACACCAGCGGATCTGTTGGACATCTTTGAAGGGCATCATATTGCCCGCAAGAAGCTTCGTAATGAACTGCATTTGTTTATGCAGGGTGAGCGCCAGGTGGAAAAATACCGCGAAGCAGGTATCAACTGGTGGGATTATTGCGGATCCATTCTTGTGAACTCTTATCCCACCTATTTTGAGAAGCTGCCGCCACTCATAGACAAAATCAACAGGGAGAAACGTAACAGTAAGAATTATGTGCTTTTCCTAGGTGAGACCGGTGTGGAAAGCAACCAGACACCCTGCCTGAGCCTGGTGCAGTTTCAGATTGACAATGGAGAACTGGTGTTGTCCGCATACCAGCGTAGCAGTGATGCAAATCTCGGATTGCCTGCTGACATTTATCATCTGTACCTGATGGCACGGCAGATAGAACTTCCCCTGAAGTCGATCACCCTCTATTTGGGAAATGTACATATTTACGAGAACAATATCCCGGGTACCCGTGCACTGCTTGCTGGTGACGAAACTGTCCGTTTCGAACTGAATGTCTGATCTGCTGCATGTGTCGTGCAGTGGGTAACGCTCCTGATCCTGCCTGTTTCTCATAAATTCAGAAGATCTTTGCGGCGTTTTTTTAAATGGAAAGTAACATGAGAAATATGTATCTGTCTGCCCCGCTTCCGTTTGTGGGGCAGAAACGTATGTTTGCCAAAGAATTCATCAAAGTATTGGACCGATTCCCAGACAGTACCGTTTTTGTGGATCTTTTTGGCGGATCGGGGCTGCTGTCCCACATCACCAAACGGGTAAGACCTGATGCTGTTGTGGTATATAATGATTTCGACAACTACCGGCAACGGCTTGACAATATACCGAATACCAATCAGTTGCTGGCAGATTTGCGAAGGATAACAGCGGAACTCCCCAGAAAGAAACGTATAACCGGTGAAGCCCGTGAAAGAATATTGGCTCGTATTGAAAAGGAGGAAAAGGAACATGGCTACGTTGATTATATCACATTGTCGTCATCCCTGTTGTTTTCCATGAAATATGTGCTGAATCTGGATAATATGAGGAAAGAAACGTTTTATAACACTATCCACCGGACTGACTATTCCGATGCGAAGGATTATCTGGAAGGACTAACCATTGTCAGTGAGGATTATAAGGAAGTGTTCAAACGTTACAAGGATGTTCCGGGGGTGGTTTTCCTGGTTGATCCCCCTTATTTAAGTACAGAAGTCGGAACATATAAAATGTACTGGCATCTGGCTGATTATCTGAATGTCCTGCATGTTCTGAAGGAGCATTCGTTTGTGTATTTTACATCCAATAAATCTTCCATTCTTGAATTATGCAGTTGGATTGGGGATAATCCCTCAATCGGTAATCCTTTTAAGGATTGTGTGAAAGTGGAATTCAATGCCTGTGTGAATTACAGTAGCTGTTATACTGATATAATGCTGTGTAAACAAGGTAAAAAAGATGTTTCAGATTTGGCTGCCTGATATTAAAATCTGTGAACAGGATGTGCATTTATAACAGAAGTCCTGTTATCAGACCAAGCAAAAGGAATATTAGACTGTTTATTATCAGCTTTTTGATCTGATAAAGGTGCATACAAATAAGGCTTACTTCTTTTTGTAACCGCTTGATATCTTCCTGTTCTTTTGTCATGGTTCATATTTTTGATGCATCAGCAAAGGTAATAAAAATCCGCTAGGAAATTCGGGATGTTGAATATTATCCCTATATTTGCGATGCCGAATCTTGATAAAAAACATTTTTGTAAAAATGACTCCTCATTCGATGTGTAACCTGTAGAATCGGGTTCCGGATTTATCACCGGTCGGCGCGCATTGGATGAGGATTCGCCATTTTATATTATGGGCAAAAGTAAACCAAATAAGCCAGTTCCTCCTCCTATTCCGGTAGTAAAGACATCCACTGGAGCAGACCAGATTCCTCTTACCACAAAATAATATAAGTGATAATGAAAAGGATCGCAGTTATACAGGAGCCGGTAGCGAGGAAAGAAAGTGATGCGCTTATCTGCCCGGCTCTTTTCTCATTTAATGCACGTTGTTTGCTGATGCTCTCTTGAAGCATGACCAGCTCATCTGCCAATACATTCTTTTTCTTATCCGCTTTCGGACATTTTTGGAAATATTTTACATATTCCGGTATTCTGAATTCTTCCGGATCTCTTCCTTTAGCATAGAAATCGTGTGGCTTCATGGCCTTTGTGACATATATCAAGGATATGAAAGAGAATGTGAATAAGGCAAGGCATCCATACGTGACAGGAAGATCATTTTGTTTGTCTAAGTTTGAGAGTACGTATCCCATAGAGGCAGCAATAATGGCATAATAGATGCCGAACAGGATATAACAGCGCTCTGTTATGGTCGATTCCACCCGTATATAGTCTTCCAAACGTTTTGCTGCTTCTTGACAGTAGAACTCCAGAATTTCTTTATCCAGTACATTTAGTTGTTCGTCATTTAATCGTTCCATGGATGGTTACTTTTTAAGTTGTTACAAAACTAGTAAAAAAATCCATTAGTAAATGCCTGGTTGTTGGATATTATCATTACATTTGCTGTTCCAATTAAATAATAATCTCGTAAAAAACAAAATCATGAAAAAAGTAATGCTTTTAGTATTAGTTAGCACATTATCTTTATTGTTGTCTTCATGTTATAGTTCCCAATTGTATGTAGGTGGCATGGAGGTTGACGAACCTAAAAGAGTTTTGAACTCAAAGACAAACAATCATTTTCTTTTCGGGTTGATATCACCAGTATCAAACAAGAAAGATATCAAGCAATATGTTGGGGATCGTCAGAAGTATGCAATCAAAAACCACCATACTTTTTTAAATGGTTTTTTGGAGGTTATTACTTGTGGTATCTATACTCCGTCAAAAACTACATTTTATGTACCTATAAATGAATGACATTTAAAATTTTATGCCTCGTACTATTTAAGTTCGGGGCTTTTTTTGTGGTTGTTTCTTAATCACTTAATTATTTATCGTTATCCGTAAGAGCAGTGGAGAGGTCAGCTATATGACTGGAATCAGAGAATTTTCATTTCGGAAGAAAGTTTACTAACCGTCAGATGTGCCTTATGGCTCATGCTTCTCTTACCTTCATGGCACTGACAGTGCTCCGCCTTCAAAAAAAAATCCCCAAAAGTTTGTGGATTAAAAAATAATCCTCATATTTGCAGTGCTAAAACAATTCAATTCTGTTGGTCAGGAACGTAGAGCGCGGTTAATGCTCATGATAGTTAAATGGGCTTTTTTTATGCCCATACAGGTTCATTTTGCAGATGTCAGCAAAATGATATATAGGAGATTGTAGAAGTCACAACTTGTTGTGCAAAAGTTACGGCTGCCTTTCCCATCAACTTAATTGCTCTACGGAGTGACTACGGATTGATTGTTTTAGCGAACTCGGGAAACGGCGGCCGTTCTTGCGTTCTATTATTGCCGAAACGCTAAAGCAATCAATCCGTATGAAACAAACAGCTTCAATTCCTGCTACCGACATAAATGTCGTGAGCAAATCGTCAGTCCTAACTATGTGGCTGAACCGTGAAAATCAATTATTTTCTTCCGTACTTGAAGAACCAGTGTCTAACCGTCAGGTGTGCCTTATGGCTCATGCTTCCTTAGCTTTCATGGCACTGGCAGGTTCTGCTTTCAAGAAACTTTTCCAAAAAGTTTGTGGATTAAAAAATAATCCCCATCTTTGCAGTGCTTACCATTTGAGAAAGGCGAGAAGGCTCGCCAAAATATTTGCTGCGGGCATTTTTTATGTCCATGGCTATACATATAGTTCCGTCCCGTGTGGTGTCGTTAATGCGCCCACAGCCTTTCTCAAGGTGGTAAGCAACGGGGAGCGGAACTTTTTCTGTTTCTTCCCCGTAATAATTAACATATTGTTTCATTTTAATTGCTTACCAAAATGAAAAATCAAACAGTTACTTTGCCTGTATCAGGGGCAAAGAAATCCGCACTTGTTGCGTGGTGTGAAAAGGAGAACCAACTGTTCTCATGTGTTCTTGAATCCGTAGTTACCAACCGTCAGGTGTGCCTTATGACTCATGCTTCCTTGGCTTTTTCTGCATTGGTATGTGCAGCATTTGTGTCGGCTGTTCCTGCATTGCTTTGCCTAGCTTGGTTTGTTGTGTCGTTACATCTTTGCAAGAAAGGAGGGCTGAAATGAAAGAAGAAGGATTTAACCCGAATGCTGTCATAACAGATCAAGTGATAGATGCGCTGGCTAATATACAGGATCATGAGCCCAGTTCCTTTCGGGAGCATACGGAGAAATTGACGGATATTCTGTTGGATGACTTTGAGTTGATGGAACCGGACAATTTGAAAAGAAATCTGGATTTGGTGCAATTCTTTCGGTTCTATGCAGGACTGATAGAGAAATTGCATCCACAAAGCAAGTAGTCCTGTCCTTTATCCCATATTGCATTTGTCCCATATTTGCTTGAAAAATAGCGAATATGGGACAAATTAATTTATATACCGCAGTCGAGGAGATGAAAGCGGTGAGCAAAGCTGAAGGAACATTCAGTATCAAATTCCGGAAATACAACCGTCAGAAACAGTCTGGCGGTGATCTGGTGTTTTTGAAAGCGGCCAGGCTTCGTTCCAAGGCTTCTGATGAAAAAATAGAGAATGCCAGTCATAAACTGTTTCTTGTCGATACGGAAACAGGCAACGCATTGAACTGCTGGCAGATTCTGGTAGTGGAATTTAACGGACAGAAAACAGTTTTGTAATATGGAGGTAAGACGTAGCGGAAATTTCGGCTTTGTGGACCCCGGCAATGGATCGCTTTATTCCTTTGACATATCAGGACGTGGTAAGGGATGGGAACCTTCCAGTATCATGCTGAACCATAACCGTAACACCTGTTTCACGAGGAAAATGAGTGTGGCCGGATATGATATCGTTCCGATGGGGGATAACAATGACATGCCCGGAGAGGTCATGCGCCTGCTTGACCGGTTCTATGCCGGCGAGGGTATTCTTGGCAAGATTGCCGGTCTGCAATGGGGGGACGGTCCCCGGTTCTATGAGGATGCAATTGATGATACGGACAACCGTTTCTACAAAAAATGGGTGCTTGCACCTGATATTGAGTCGGACATGTCTTCCTGGGATTATCGGATTTGTATGCACCGTTGTCTGGTTGATCTCACCCACATGCAGGGCTTCTTTATCAAGTTTGTCCGCAACCGTGCGCCCCGTATTGGCGGGCGGGGAAAGCTACTAAGGTTGGAGCATATCCCTTACCAGCGTGCCAGACTGTTGTACCCTCCCCCTGGGAAAAATGATCCGGAAGGCATTGTCGTGGGAGATTTCCCTTTCCCGGATCCTGAATATATGGAGAGGTATCCCATGTTTGATCCGGCAGATCCTTTCCGATATCCGGTGTCGGCCAGATATTACAACATCTATTCCTTCTGTAAGGATTTTGTTAGTACCCCGCGTTTTCTGGGAGCCTTTGACTGGCTGGAAATAGCCGGTACCCTGGCACCATTACTGCATAACTATAATCTGAATTCCAGCGCGCTCAGTCTGCATATAGAATCTCCACAAGGGTATTGGGACAAGGCGGAGGAACGTTTGAAATCCGTATGCCGCAAGCGTGGGGAAACCTATACGGCCAAGATGCTGGAGGATTACAAGGATGAATGCATGGAGAAATTTGCCGGAGGTATTACCGGGATGAAGAATGTGGGAAAATATATGCACACGACCCGGTTCTGGAGCGATGAAGCCAACGATTTTGAGGGATGGAAGGTGACTCCTATTGATAAGAAGGTGAAGGATTACATCGAGGCACAGATTAGAATCAGCAACAAGGCTGATGCTGCTGCCACCTCCGGGTTCGGAATTGATCCGGTGCTGGCGAACCTCATTTTGGAAAACAAACTGAGCAGTGGAAGCGAGAAACTGTATTCCATCAAGGTCTACAATGCGTCTGAAACGGCTATTCCGGACATGATACTCTGCAAGCCGGTGCAGGAGTATATCAACGCTAACTGGCCGGGAACAGATATACGTATCGGACTGTACAGGAATGTGGTGAGTCAGGAAGAGAACGTGTCGCCGGGAAACCGTATGAAAGAAAATATATAAGTTATGAAAATGATATTCGACAGAAACGGAGAAGGGCGCCAGGAGCTTGTTGCGGCGCTGGGAATGATTTCCGACAGCCTGGACTATTCCAAGTGGAAGCCGGTACTGCCTTTGGCCGCACGCCAGCTGACCTGTATTATCGGGGCGGACGTGCTTTCGGCGATAGTCGACCTTTATTGGGATGAAGACCTGGACCCAGAGAAAGAGGAACTTGTATTCATGGCGCAGCGTGCCGTGGCATATTTCGCATGGGTAAAGGTTGTTCCCACGTTGGATGCACAGCATGGCGGTAGCGGAAGGCAGAGGAAACTGGGAGAGAATGAGAAGGGGCTGACTGCCCTTCAGGAATATAAGGATGAAATGAACATACTCAATCTGGCGTATGAGTCGGTGGATGCTCTGGTAGGATTCTTGGAGGAGAAGCAGTTTGACTTCTGGGAAAAAAGCCTGGCTAAAAGACAGATGGACGGATTGCTCATCCGTACCAAGGACGAGTTTGACGAGTTCTATCATATCGGCAGCCACCGTCTATTTCTCATACTGGTTCCCATCCTGCGTGAAATACAGCGTACAGACATTCTGCCTGTTGTCGGAAAGGAGCGGTTTGATTGGCTTGTCAGAAGGGATCCGGACGTATGTGACACTCTTTTGGAGGAATGCCAGCGACCTCTGGCACTGTTGGCCATCAAGAAAGCGGTTGATCGCCTGCCTGTAGAGGTTATTCCGGAAGGTATCGTACAGGTGCAGCAGACCGGAACTGTAAAGGAAAAGTTACGGGCAGAGAAAGAGGCGCGGAAAAGTGTGGCGGACAGTCTTCAGGCCGATGCCGACCGGTATCTTCAGGAATTGCAGGATACGGTGGCGGCTTTGGACGCCGCGCCTGAGGAGGTTGATTTCTATGTTTCAGGCCCCACGCTTCAAAGCAAGGGGATAACCTTTTGATTTTTATGCGTGTAATATATTATCAGAACAGACAAGTGAGTGTGCCGGAAACGCTTGAGGAACTGACACCTGCCCAGTATTACCGTTATCTGGAGATCGCCACCATGGCTAACCAGCATATATTGTCGGAACCCGGGATACGTTTGAAAATTCTGTCTCTTTTTCTGGCACTCCCAGTTGATATGGGGCATCTTCCTCCATCCACATGGAAGGAAACGCTGGCACTGTTGTCCCTGACGGATCCGTTCGTTATTCGTGAGGGAAAATCTTTCCGGCTGGACCTGAGTACCGGAATCAACCTCCTTCCGGAATGGAACGGCTTTCACGGACCGGAAGACATGCTCAACGGGGTATCGTTTGACACCTTCTGCAAGTGCATGGCACTGGTAAGACGGATGGGTGATGAGGGTGGCGGCGACAGGGACATGATATTACGGGAGTTCGGAAAAGCTCTTTATACGGGAAGGGAAGGTGCGGAACCGCCAATTCTGCTCTGCCTTCATGCTTATCTGTTTTTTATGAATGTGTTCGCCATCATCCGGGAGGAGCCTTTGGAAATTGACGGTGAAACGGTTAACTTGCGGATTCTTTTCCGAAAAGATGAGAAGCCGGAAGCGGATGACCATACCGGCTGGACGGGCATTGGAATGGATATCGCTGAGAACGGGGCATTCGGGAACTATGCAGAGGTGAGGGCGACACCGTTCTGGGATATCCTTATTTTCCTTTACAGAAAGAAGTTTGAGAAATTACATTCCAAAAGATAGAGCCTATGATCAGTTTGAAAACCTATCGTGAGTATTATGAGAATGTCATGCGGCGTGTACCAGGCATACATTCCGTCAGAGTAGTGAATGTGGACCAGGACATGAGCGACTGTCTGAAAAGTATCAGTTCTGACGAGCTTCCGGTTCTGTTCGTGGTCGTACCGTCCGCACAGGAGACAGGTACGGATCCGGACAATGTGGAGGAGGATAACTTGTGCCTTATATTTCTGATGGACCGTATGGATATGCAGCGCCGTGGTCCGGTTCGGGTGCTGGAAGATACACAGCCCCTTGTCGAGAGCATCAAGAATGTGATGCGTGGTGACAGGAACAGGGGGTGCTGTCTTATGCGTAATCTTGACCGGATGACCACTACCCCGGAAACAGGATTCTATACGGATTACAGCGGTTGGAGTGTGTCGTTTAAACTTGGTACGGAATGAGTGACGGATGGAACCCTGTGAGGGAGGAGTTCTTCAAAAGAACCCTGTCCCGTGACTTCAAGACCATTTATCAACGGCAGTTGGATATTGCGGAAAGAGGTATTTACCGGGAAGGAAGACAACTTAAGGTGAGATTCCGCCCGGATAAAATTGTGCCCGGCCGTACAGGTCATCTGCGTGACCGTCTTGCGGCGGCCGAGTTCCAGATAACGGGGGTGGATCCGATAATGCTGGAAACGGGCTACCCTCTTTATATACGTTTTCTTGACATGCGGGAGAAACGCGATCTCCGTATCTATAACCGTCAGATATGGGGGATAGTGTACAACAACGCATTGCCTGATCTGAGAGCGGGCATGTCCGATTCACTCCGCAAGGAGATCCGCAACCGGCTGGAGAAGTTGTTTCCCTGGCCGGACGGGAATGACAGTGCGCATCGTCCCGGATACCGTCCTCATTGATATTTTGCCCCGTTGTCCATGGACATGCGGGGCTTCTCATGTTTCTCCCGTCCTTTGCCCCTTCCTTGCCGGTTACTAGTTTTGCTGAAAAGTAACCGTATGAACAAGAAACTGAAAGATGATTATATAAAGTTCACCCTCTCCCTGAATACCAGTGAGGCCCGTGAGGAACTGAACCGTCTAAACGCGTCCTCCCGTGAGCTGCAACGGACGAATGATGGTTTGCGCAATTCGATGACAGAACTGGTAGCCTCCGGCAAGAAAGGCAGCGATGAGTACAAACGTCTGGAGGCAGAGCTGAATTCCAATTCCAAAGCCATATCCGATAATAATACGAAAGTGAAGATCCTTCGCTCCTCCATGAAGAGCACCGAGAAAACTTATGCGGAACTGGCCAAAGAGGCCCGCGGGCTTCAAAAACAGCTGGACAATACTGTCAAGTCCCTTCATCCGGAAGAATATGCCCGTTTGGAAAAGCAGCTGGAGGAAACACGAGAGGCGATGGCCCGTCTGCGTGGCGGAACCAATGAAACTTCCGGGTCATTCCTGAAACTGGGGAATATGAAAGCTATGGTGGTGGGATTTTTTGCGTCCGCCGGAGCGGCTGCCCTTGATTTTTTCAAAAACGGCATGTCCAAAGCAAAGGAATTTGTCAGGGAAAGTGTGGAGGTGGCCATTCAGGCTGACGGAGTTCTTCATGCATTTGAGAAGTTGGACCGCCCTGATCTTCTTGCAAACCTTCGTACTGCCACTAAGGAAACCTTGTCGGATCTTGAGCTGATGAAAGCAACGGTCAAGGCAAAGGATTTCCGGATCCCGGTTGATGATATGGGAAAATATCTGGCATTCGCCCAGTTGAAGGCGCAGCAGACCGGCCAAAGTGTGGAATATATGACAGACTCTATTGTGACCGGTCTGGGGCGCAAGTCGCTTCTTATACTGGACAATCTGGGACTTTCCGCCGCAGAAATCAATGAGGAGGTTGCCAAAACTGGTGATTTCATGAAAGGGGTGTCCAATATCATAGACCGCCAGCTAACACAATCCGGATTGTATGTATCCGCATCTGACAAGGCTGCTCAGGCTGATGCAAGGTTGGAAAATGCCAAATTGAAACTAGGAAGACGGTTGTCCTGGCTTGGATATTTATGGATCAGCTTGAAAAACAGAATGGCTGAAACTGTCAATACAACAGTATCCACCGCCAATGAAAAGTTTTATGAACAGAAGGAACGGGTTATAAACCTTTATTCCGAGTATATGCCGTTGCTGGACCGGTATGATGAGCTGAAGACCAAGACCAGACTATCCTCGGATGAGCAGGCCGAACTTAATTCCATCATCACCAAAATCACGGACAATATTCCCGGAGTGATAACCAAAGTGGGGGAATATGGACAGGCACTGGATATTTCCAGCGGCAAAGCCAGGGAGTTCGTGCGGCAGCAGAAGGTACTGTTGGAATATATGAATCGGGAAGCCATCAAGGAAGAGGAGAATAATCTGGAGGAATACAGGAAGAAATACCAGAACGCGCTGAAGGCGCAGCAGGCCGGAGGGGTGTATGTGACTTCTTCCATGAGCAATACCGGATATTCCACCTCCTGGTTCGATAATACTCCGGGCACACTGGCACGTATTGATGATGATGTCAGGAAGTATGGCGACATGATCAAGGGTGCTGAGCTCCGAATCCGGGAACTGCGGGGTGAGAGTCTGGAGAAGTCCCTGGAGGACAACGAGAAGAGGATCAAGATGCGGGATGAGTTCATCAAGATGAACAAGAAACAGCTGGAAACATGGCTTGCAGACGAAAAAAATGCGGACAGCGAGTACAGGGACATGGCCCGCACCATTCTTTCCGGCAAGACGGATATCCAGGTGGATCCTCAGAAAGCCAATGCGGTTAATGCGCAGAGTGTGAAACTGGAGGACTTGCAGAAGAAACATTTGCAGGAGCGTCAGCGTCAGGAGGAGGAACTGGAATACCGGATAGCCCAAACCCGTATTGATGCTATGGAGGCCGGGGCTGAAAAGGAACTGGCACAGCGGGAACTTGACAACCGCAGGGAGATATCGCTTCTGCGGCGGCAGAAGGATGACTATATCCAGGCTGTAATCCGATTTGAGAAAGAAAAGTTCGAGGCCGAGGAGGAACTGAAGGCGAAAAAGAACAAGCGTTATGTGAAAAAATCCTTTGACTCGTACTCGGTGTCCGTGGATACGTCGGCATTTGACACGATCATCAGCAACACCACCAGACGTCAGAGGAAAGAGGGTTTGCGTGAGCAGGAAAGTGCATGGGACGAATATCTGATCAAATACGGCACCTTCCAAGGGAAAAAGGAGGCGTTGACGCGCAAATACAGGAATTTGATGGATAGTGAGTCTGATGCAGGCAGGATCGCATCCCTGCAAAAGGAGTTTGAGGAAGCTCTGTCGGCCCTGGATGTTGAGAAGTTGAAGCAGGAGATCAATTGGGAGTTGATATTCGGGGATTTAAGTAAGGTGTCTAAAAAAGAGCTTGACAAAGTTAGGGCACAGTTGAAACTGTTCCGTGAATCCGATGAGTATAAGAATATGGCTGTAGAGCAAAAAAAGGTTGTTGACGAAGCTTTAGACGGGATACAATCCGCCATTATTGACAAAGGCGGACTGCTTGGTGATCTTCCAGACCAGTTGGACAATCTGAGAAAAGCTCAGGAGGAACTGACCAAGGCTCAGGATGAATATAATATGTCCTTGGAAAGTGGAACACATGCCGAGCAGGAGGTGGCGAAGAAAAAGCTTAATACAGCATCCCAGAATGTCACGAATGCGAAAACGAATGTGGACAAGTCATCAAAGAAGGCTATAGACAATATAACCGGAGTCACCAATGCCATTGCACAGCTCGGGGAAGCGGATGTAAGTCTTTCCTCATTCGGGGATAGTGTCGGGTCATTGGTTGACGTACTCTCGGAATCCGGATCGAAGATAGGCGGGATTATTGCTGCCATCCTGGCCATACTTGACCAAATCGGTGACCAGGGGCTTGACAAATTCGTGGGAAATATACTGGAAACTGTGAGCAATGCCGTAGGAGGAATTTTCGATACGGTGGGGTCCATTTTTGGGATCAAGGGGGCCGGTGGTATTTTCCATGGCGCTGATTATTCCGGTTATAATGAGATGGTGGCGCAGTATGATAATCTACTGGATATCTGGGACGAGCTGCTTGACAAAAAAAAGGCATATATAAATGAAAGTTACGGTGCAGAAGCATCCAAAGCCGGAGAGGAAGCTCTGAATATTGCAAAAAACGAGCTGGATGTACAAAAGAAACTTGCCGAGGCACGTCTGAGTGCCGGCAGCAGTATCGGAAGTCACAGCCAGGGCTACAGGATGTGGAAAGGCTCCTACAAATGGGAAGGACAGAACTGGCGTGATGTCGCTGGGGAGATATCCAGGGAGTACGGTGTGACGTTCAACGAGATGAAAGATATGATCAATATGTCCCCGGAAGTCTTGCAGTCCATCAGGGAGAATTATGCCGGCCTCTGGTCTGTTATGGACGGAGAGTTCAGGAACCATCTGGAAAATATCATCAAATATGGCGAAACGGAAAAGGAAATACTGGAGGCGGTGAAGGAACAGGTTACCGGTATATCCTTTGACAGTTTTGAGGATTCTTACTGGGAGATGATATCCGATCTGGAGAACGGAAATGAAGAACTGGCCGAGAATCTGGAGGAACAGCTCCGCAAATCCATTATCAGAGCCATGATGGCCGACAAGTACAAGGAACAGGTCAGAAAACTATATGAAACCTGGGCAGAATATGGTGAGGATGGTTATACGAAAGATGAGGTTGATGCATTGCGTGAGATGCAGGAACAGTTGTCTGAAGCAGTGCTGGCCGAGAGAGACAGTCTGGCGGATATCTTCGGATGGGACGCATCCGGAGACTCTTATTCCCAATCCTCTTCCAAAGGATATTCCACCACCATGAGCCAGGAAACAGGTGAGGAGATCAGCGGACGGCTGACAGCCATGTATGAGTCTAATGTACGTTTGGAAACCAAAGGAACGGAAATGAATGCGAATATGCTTATTATTTCCACGGCAGCATTGAATATGGCAAAGGAACTTGCTGCTCATTCGGTGTGTGTCACGGAAATGCGCGATGTATTGCATGAATGCAACGATCATTTGGAGAAAATTGAAAAATATACCGGCATATTGAGCGGCATGGACGACACTCTTGCCGAGATAGAAAAAAACACAAAAGGAATGTGATTATGGAGAGGAATGCTTTTATTAATGGCAGGAATATCTGGAGTACATGGGGTGCGGAATTGATGGACGGAGCTTTGGAGGCTATACTGACACCCCCTCCTGTGAAGGACTATATCGAAAATGACAGCAGGTTGGAACATGGCATACAGATTACTTCATCGCCTGAGATCTGCAAGATGGATTCTAGGGAGCTCACCCTGCCTTTTTTTATTACGGGAAACTCGCAAAGTGACTATCTGGATAAATATTCGTCCTTTGTATCCGAACTGATAAAGGGTAAAATTGCACTGAAAATCCCGGCACTGGGAAAGATTTACAATCTGTACTATCTGTCTTGCGGCAAGTATGGAAGTTACGGAAAATGCCGGGGTAAGTTTATGGTCAAACTCAAAGAACCCAATCCGGGCGACAGGAAAGATATTGTATGAAAATTGAGATCAGAAATTCAGCTGGTACACCATGTTATCAGGATGTTGTCAGAAAAAGCAGCAAACGTAAGTTCACTTTGATGAAGGAGGACTTTATACTTTTGAAGTTCTCTCTGAAATCTCCTGTCTTTTTCAAACTGGGCGACTGGACGGAGGACACACGTTTCGGACGGTTCGAACTATGCGATCTGTACAAACCCAAGTACAACCGTAAAACCGGGGCATACGACTATGAGCTTCAGCTTGACGCCTACTACTGGAAATGGAAAAACAAAATCTTCAAATATACCCCGGAGACGGCCGGACAGGAGGCGTCCTGGAACCTGACCGCCCCGCTTGACGTACAAGCCGGTATAGTCCTTAGAAATTTGAAAGCTCTTGGTTACACATACAAAGGACAGGATTTTGTTTTCTCCATTGACAGTACGGTAGAGAACAAGTCCCAGTTGATGAGTTACGACAACATCAACATCCTTGACGCTTGTTTTGAGATGGCGAAGAAATGGGATTGCGAATGTTGGGTGACTGAAAACATCATCCATTTCGGACGTTGTGAGTCTGGCGATGCGGTGGATTTCGAAATCGGGAAAAACGTGCAGGAAATGTCACAGTCAGAATCCCAGTCCACCTATGCCACCCGTATCTACGCTTTTGGTTCAACAAAGAATATCCCATCTGACTACCGTCCGGTTGACGAGACTGTGGTTGTGAACGGCGTGGTGCAAAAACGCTTAATGTTGCCCGAAGGCACTCCTTACATTGACGCTTATCCTGATATGACTACCGAGGAAGCCGTCGAGCAGGTGGTTATCTTCGATGAAGTCTATCCTCGAAGAACAGGCATCATGTCGGATGTCACCACTATCGAAGTGACGGACAAGGTGGAGAATGAGGACGGCACAACCACCGAGGAAAAATGGAATGCCTACCGCTTTAGGGACACGGGTGTTAACTTTTCCGAGAAATATATCCTCCCCGGTCAGGAGCTGAGGATACGTTTCGCATCCGGGCTTCTCAACGGTTTGGAGTTTGCCGTGAAGTTCAATCCTGAGGGAAAGCCGGAGAAATTGGAGGATGGCGGATGGAACCCTGAGGCACAACTTTGGGAGATAGTCAGGAATGAGGACTATGGCAGACCGCTTCCCGGTGATGTGCTCTTTCCCCAGGATGGAGATGAATATGTGCTTTCCGGCTGGGACAGCACGAAAATAACCGAACTTGGGCTTGTGGGTGCCGCCGAGCAGGAGTTGAAGGAAAAGACTGAAAAGTACGCTGCCAAATCCAAGATAGACCCGAGTACCTATGGCTGCACGATGATGTCAAATGACGCATACCGTGAGGATGGCGTTCATAATTTCTATGGCATCGGTCAAAAGGTCAACCTTATCAACAAGGCTTATTTCGAGAACGGAAGACAGTCAAGGGTTATCGGATTTGAATTCAATCTTGATTATTCCTTTGACTCACCTGTTTATACTGTCGGGGAAACCGCCGCCTATTCCCGTATCGGGGAGCTGGAGGAAAAGGTTGAGAGCCTTACCCTGAAGGGACAGACCTATACGGGCGGTGGTGGCAGCGGTGTGTATGTGATCGGAAGCCACGACTCCACCCCTGCGACAGACCATAACGTGTATTCCGCATTGCGCTCGCTGATCATGTTCATGCGCAAGGACACGGAGGAACGCACCGGTTTCCTATTATCCCTGTTGGGCGGAACCGTCATCAAGAAATACGCCAAGTTTGGTGATTTCGTTACTGGTGTATCAGGTGGTTACATAGACGAAAAGGGCAATCTTGAAATGGAAAGCGGTGTATTTCGTAAGCGTTTGTTTGTTCCTGAAATAGCCTATAACCGTACAACCTATTTCAAAGGACGTATGGTAAACTCCCCCGGTGGTGGTTGTACCGTATTGTCATACGTGGATAACGGCGATGGAACCTACACCATCGCTCCCGATCTGACAGATGCGGACGGATTGAGCCAGTTTGTTGATGACATCCTTACCACCTATTTTGTGACTAAAAATAGCGAAGGCAAACTGAACGGTTTTGAAGAAATGAAATTCCGTGTGACTGCCGCAGATTATACTGCCAAGAAGTTTACTGTCATTCCCCGTCCGGGGCATTCTGACTGGAAACCTGCCGAGCAGATGGTATTGGCACAAACAGGTAACTTTACGGACCCGGAACGTCAGACTTATATACTTATTGATTCAGTCAACGGAAACAACTGTATTACATTCTTTGACAATGCCAACACTTGGGACCCGGAGCCGGCGCAGATGCCTGCGTGGTTCGGCAAAAAAAAGGGCATGACCGTTAACGGAATTGATTGCGAGAAATATTCAGCCGTGTTGCAACAGGTCTTATTGACTGGGCTTATCTTCCAGATAGATGAGATAACGGGGAACAAGGTTCGTGTACCCTTGGACAAGGGTGAATGGGTTGCAGGGAAGTACGCCTACTATGACCGGGTGTCACATAACGGGGCTTTGTGGTTGTGTGTTGATGACAACGGAACGACAACAGAACCGTCAGATGATAATCCGGCATGGCTGAAACAAGTGGCGGAAGGGCAAAAAGGTGATCCGGGATTGTCCGTAGTAGGTGGCGGTCATTGGGAATCCTCCAAGACCCCGTACAAAGCCAATACAATGGTCACTCTTGCCAATTGTGTCTTTATATCCAAGGTGGAAACCTCCAATCCTCCCATCAGAATATTGCGTGTAAAAAGTGGCAATTTCTTAAGGAAGAAGGATGGCGGTTATATCCTTGCCGGGAAGTCAGCCGACTGGGAGGTTAACGAGGATTGGGATATGTTGCTTGACGGGCGTGAGCTAAAAGGCGAGAGCATCACCTTCCTGGGTGAATTTGCCACGGCTCCTGCCAATCCGAAAAATGGTGATTCATACCGTAACACGACTGATCGTGCTACCTACATCTATCAGGACGGAAGATGGCAGCTTATGATATCGGACGGAAAAGACGGTAAGGGCTATGAGTATATATATACAAGAGGCAATATCATAGATAACACCCCTGAAAAGCCGGACAGTCAGCAGAAAGATGGTTATATTCCGGAAGGCTGGACGGATAATTATCTTGGTACGGACGCAGACCATCAGGTTGAATGGGGTTGTACACGTTTTAAGGAAAATGGCGTATGGTCTGAGTTCAGTGATCCGGCTGTGGTGCATCGCTGGAGTAAGGACGGGGAGAATGCCATCATGGCGGACTTCGATAACGAGATGGTCAATGCAGCCCTTACTTCAGATGGAAAGGTCGTATCCTCACAGACTTGGAATACAACTGTCAGTATGTGGTATGGAACGGAAAAGCTCACGCTTGACAGCATCACCTGTACACCTGACACAAATCTTCTGTGTGCGACAGACAAGAATACGGGAGTGGTGACAATATCGGTATCTGCCGGAGCTACTCTTGCTGCGACAAACACGGTGAAGATCACAATCAGGGCTACAAAGAACGGGCAGCAGTATTCCCGTGATCTGTCATTCACTGTAGCCGGGGTCCGTGGAGGTGCGGACGGTTCAGATGCCGTGCTATACAGTATAATCGTTTCTGCCACTTCTGTAAGCAAGGACAAGAATGGGAACTACAGCGTGTCTTCCGTATCATGTTACAGGCAAAAGTCAGTGGGAGGCGTGATATCCACCACAACGGACGGTACATTGAAATACAGCATAGACGGTGGAACAGAAACTACCATAAACAACAATACAGCCATATCAAGCGGAAACTTTACGAAGACATTGAAGTTTATCTTTTACGTGAATGACCAGATAGTGGATGTTGAAACCGTTCCCATGCTTTCTGACGGAAAGGATGGTGCTGACGGTGAGAGCATCACAGCCGCAGGTCATTGGGAGTCCGCCAACACTCCGTATGCGAAAAACAGCACAGTATCGTTTGCCGGAGGATCTTACTTAAGCAAGGTGAAAACATCCAATCCTCCCATCAGGATCGCAAGGTTCAAGAATGGCAGTTATCGTCGCAAAAAGGATGGCGGATATATCCTCGCCGGCAGATCTGCGAACCGGACGGTACATGCAGACTGGCAGGAGATGGTTGCCCCCGTCGGACCGTCGGCATCCTACTGGCTGGACAGTCCTGTCAGCGTGATCAACTTCACCAGTACGGGCACGCCATCCCCGTCTG